TGATACCGCCGCTTGTTTTATCTGGCTTAAAAACCGTAAGTCTGACGAGTGGAAGGATAAGCAGGAAGTAGAGCACTCCGGGGAAATTAAAGGGCCAAACATATACCTACCAAAACAGGATAAAAAAGCCGATGGATGACTGGTATCCACAGCCGAAGCAAGAACAGTTTCTACGTCTCCCCTGGTACGAAGCTTTGTTTGGAGGGACCAAAGGCCCAGGGAAGACTGACGCCCTGCTTGCGGAATCCACGAGGCAACTATCTACGCCCGGGTATCAAGCCATAATCTTCCGCCGAACACTGCCTAAACTGGCGGAGATCATTGAGCGGTCGCATAAGTGGTTTTCGCAGAGCGGCGCCGTGTGGAATGGCGAGAAACACCGCTGGACCTGGCCCAACCGCAACTTTATCGCCTTTGGCTACTGCAAGGACGAAAAGGACAAATATAACTATCAAGGCCACGAATACGGCTTTATGGGTTTCGATCAGGTGGAAGAATTCACCCTTACGCAGTACCTTTTCCTACTGGCTCAGAACAGGACTTCAGCCCCGGGAATCAAGTGTTATACCAGGTCAACATCAAATCCGGGCAACGTGGGCCACGCCTGGGTAAAAGACCGCTTCATTGACCGCCTACCGAAAGATGGCACGCCGCGGTATTTCAAGCGTGTGAACGATGAGGATATCCAGACAATAGCAGATGATCCTCAGGCGTTATCCAGGGCTTTTGTGTTCGCGCAGGTAGAAGACAATAAAGCCTTGCTGCAGGTTGATCCGGACTATATAAAGCGTCTTGATATGCTTCCGGAGACTGACCGGAAGGCACTCCGCTTCGGAGATTGGGACATCTTTGCCGGTCAGTTCTTCCGGGAGTTCTCTAAAGCCTACCACGTTATCTCGGCTGGCGTTATTGAAAGATTGGCAGAAGCCCGCCACACAAGGTTTATCTCTTTTGACTATGGTTACGCACAACCGGCAAGCGTGGGCTGGTATATGCTCTTCGCCAAGTGTCCGGTATGCGATGGGGATCATCAGCTGCTTCTTAGGCATAGAGAGCTTTATTCGGAAGGCTATACCTACGAGGGGCTTGCGGAAAAGATAATTGAAATGACCCCGATAGGACAGAAGATTAGTTATGCCGTGGCAGACCCGGCGATCTGGGGGGACGTGCAACACCACCTGGCCAAGGCGTTTAAGCCTAAAGCAGACGAGAAGAAAGGTGAGAGCGGCGGGGAGATGATGACCAGGCTGCTCAAGCCTCTTACCACGCTCTACAGGGCGGACAACTCCAGGATAATCGGCTGGGGCAAGGTTAGAGAAATTCTCAAGCTGATACCCACGCAGTCCGGAGGCGTATGTTCGAAGTTTATGGTTACTGACAACTGCCGGCATTTTATCCGTACAATCCCAGGACTGATACATGACACGGAGCGCGTTGAAGACGTAGACACTACCGGAGAGGATCACGCAGCCGATGAGTTGAGGTATGCGGTAATGAGCAGGCCACCGGCCCCGAAGATGCCGGAACCCCCAAAGACACCCGCGCAAAGTTTCTGGGATAGGGTGAAGAAAGACGGCCAGAGGCACGACGAGGCTTGCCGCAACGGTGGGGAAACAAGACAGATAGATACCAATATGGCGGTTTCGGCGGAGGAAACGGCGTGAACCAAAAGAAGGCAAAGAAGATACGCAGAGAATTGGGTAAGGCTGTTAGAGGGGCAAGGATAGAGATTGAACAGCAGATCAGGAGTCATATCAACACTTCCCCTTTTATCGAGAGAGTCAAGTTCGCCGGTTTGGTGCTGGCGGGAAAGGTCTGAAGATGTTTTTTAAGATCGGCAGATGCCCGGAATGCGAAAGGTTGCGCAACGAGAACGCTTACCTGCGCAAGCTTGTGGATAACCTGTTAATCGCGCACGGAGTAACACCGGTTGAGAAGAAGGAGATTGTTCTCCCCGACGACCCGGAAGAAATCAGACGCAGAGAGATCGAGGCGCGCGGCGGAATAGTGTGCGGCGAAGGATAGACAGATGAGTGAGCCAACATCTATATCAAAGACAATAATTGATAAGAAAGACAAGATACAGCGCAGACGCGCAATGTATGAGCGTCAATGGCTGATGAATATAGCGTTTCTATACGGCAAGCAGCATTTTGTCCTTGAAAGGGTTCAGCCCACCGGCAACGCCACGGAAGACCGGATCCTATGGGAGCTTAAGACCGAGGAGCGCAAGGGGAAGACAAGGAGGACATCGAATTATATTCTTCCGCTCTATCGGTCTTTGCTCTCACGGTTGTTGAGAATGAAGGCGCACGTTTCGGTATCTGCCCTTACCAATAGCGACAGGGACAAATCTGCTGCCCGGGTAGGACAGGAGGGGCTTGAGGACTTCTGGATCACCGCTAATAAGCATAATCCTGTCTTGTGCCAGAAATACGCCGGGATGCCTCTGGTGCTGGCAAAAGTGTTCGGGTATGCCCTTACCACCGGCCGCGGGTATTTGAAGCCTTATTTCAACCCTAAAACCCGGTCCACGGCGTATCTTGACGATGCTCCTGTTCCTGATTCAGAAATCGGGGAGGTCGAAGTAAAGGCCCTTTCCCCGTTCAACGTCTTCGAAGATCCAATGGGTCGGTATTTCATCGAGCAGTCGATTTTGCCGGTAGAAGAGATAAAAAAGCAGTATGGGGTTGACGTTGAAGCAGAAGATCTCGTTGTGTCCGACGTTGAACAGCAGCTTATAAGTATGCTTGACGGCGCCGGAGAAGAGAAAAGCCAATACGAAGGTTGCGCGAAGATATACGAGTATTGGGAGATTCCGTCCGAGCAGTACCCGGAAGGCCGGTATGTTATATGCACCTCCAAGATGGTCATATTTGACGGCTCTATCCCGTCTGAGTATAAGACCCGGCTGCCTTACTTCAACATAGATTACCTGGACATAATGCTGGCACAGTTCCCCCAGGGTATGATCGACCAACTGATAGAGCTGCAGGAAGACTACAATTACACGCTTTCAAGGATCTACGCTTACAAGAAATGGTTCGGAGGAAAGATAAAAGTCCCAGACGGCTGTAATCTCCAAAGCAAGTATGACGATGAAATAGGCCAGTACATAATCTATACTCCGGGCCTGGGCGAGCCGCATGTTGAGACACCGCCGTCTCCACCGACAAAGCTCTGGGACGATCTGGCGCGCATACGTAAGGATATGGAAGACGCCGCCGGCGTGCACGATTCCGGCATGGGAAGGTTGCCTGAGCAAATAAAAAGCGGCGTGGCCATCGAGAACCTCAATGAGCTTGACAACAACCAGCTTTCCCCGATCCTTCTAAAGATCGAACAGCAGCTATCCTTTTTCTCCGAAATGACGCTTGACATTATGCAGGTGAAGTATACCGAACGCAGGCTTATCGGTATAGCAGGCAATGAGGAAGAGGCTGACGTAAAGACGTTTCTCGGGAAGGAAGTAGAGGGCCAGAGGCGCATACAAGTATCGGTAGGCTCGAATATGCCGCTGAGCAAGACAGAACGGCAGATGTTCATAAGATCAATGCGCAACGAGGGGTATATAAACAAGGACAGGGCCCTTGAGTTGATGGAATTCGGGGAACTGACCGGAATATACAACGATCTGGATCGGCAAGCGCAGCGTATGGAAAATATGGAGATGACAAAAGGAGTTCTTCCGCAGGTCAATGAGTGGGATTACCATCAGGCGCATATCGAAATTATTGAGAAGTTTATGAAAGGGGAGAACTTCCGGAAACTCCCGATTGAGTTGCAGAAAGTCTTTATGATGCACCGCGGTGCGCATCAGCAGGCGCTTTTGAACGAGATGCAGACAGCGGCAAATATGAATGCAGGTAAACCGGGCGGTCAACCAGGTCAGCCCAAACAAGCAGCAATACCCGGCCAAGCCCCAGGGCAGCCGGGCAGTTAATGGAGGTTTGATATGTTTTTTCCAGATGAAGGGCAAGAGCAGGGGTCTGAAGGCGCGAAAGAACAGAATTTGAGCACGGAAGAGACGCTCGAGAAGGAACTGTCTTCTGTTTCTGAAGGCGCTAATGAGGAAGGCGGCGAAGCGGGGAAAGAACAGGGAGCCGCAGGCCAGGCTCAGGAAGGCGCCGCCGGTAAAGAAAAGAGCAAGGAAAAGAAGGACGAAGACCCGGAATACGACCTCGGCCTTGATGTGGATGGCAAAACCCCCCTGAAACTCAAGCGCAGCCAGATCCTTGAGCTGAAGAAGAACGGGATGCTCGAGGCCGATTACCGCAAAAAGACGCAGGAGCTTTCCGCTGAGAAAGCGACCTTAAAAGAGGTCGTGGAGATCATAGATTTCCTTAAGAAGAACCCCAAGAAGGCCGAAAAGGTTATGGCCATCCTGGAAGAGAAGGAAGAGAAACTCGAACAGCAGAAACAGGCTCTTGAGGAAAAAGAGGACGAGATAGACAAGGCACTGAAAGATTTGCCTGAAGATGATCCCTACGCGAAGTTGCTGAGAGGAATGAAGGCGCAGTTGCAGACCACGTTAAAGGCCAACCAAGCGCTTCAGGATAAACTCGGCAAGCTCGAACAGGACCAGCAGGCAGAGACACAAAGACGGGCCAAAGAAACCGACGACGCCAACCGGAACAAGGAACTCGCGGCAGGCAAACAAGTCTTGGAAGAGGCATTTGCCGGCGCGAAGAAAACATTCCAGTTTGACGACGAGGACGAAGCGGCCCAGTGGCGCAAGGGAGTAATAGAGGCGCTCGTTTCCGACAAAGAGAAGTACAAAGGGATGGACAAGGAGAAGTTCACGGAGTTTTTCAATACCGTGGCAAAAGCGCAGTTTGACCTGATACAGAAGGCGAAGGAAAAGATCATCGCCAAGTATCTGAAGTCAAAAAAAGGCGGCTCTGGATCAGTCCCGGCAGGAGGCACAGGCGGAGAAGGCGCGCAAGGTAGGGAGAAACCGGTTACCATGGACGACCTTCAGGAAAACCTTGAAAAGGCGCTTGAAGAAGAGTCCGGGAAATCGGAAGAGTAAAAGTACGACATCACGCGGAGGTGATCAATGGGATTAACAATAAGCAACATATCGGCGGTGCTGAAAAAGATAATCGTGCCCGTCGTGCAGTCTCAGCTGCGGAAGGAAAGCATTCTTTTTGACAAGATCAAAAAGAATGTCGGCGTAACCGTAACGAACAATACCATATACATCCCGGTAAGGTCGGGGCGTCATAGCGGTATTTATGCAGTTGCCGAGGGGACGGAGCCTTACTCCGGGAAATCGAAATACGAACAGCCTTATACGTCGGTCAAGTATGCCTTCGGCACGCTTGAGCTGACCGATCAGGCAATCGAGGCGGCCAACGATAATATCAAGGCCATATCCGCGATATTGAGCACCGAGATCCAGGCTTTGAAGGACGACTTCAGGATGGACCTCAACCGGCAGCTGCACGGCGCCGGGACCGGCAAACTCTGCCAGACCAACGGCACGGGTTCGGCTTCGACCACGCTGATCGTTGACACCGCTCCGCACGGAGGGGAGGCCACCGATTACCTGGTGGAAGGTATGTATATCCAGATCGGCACCGGTTCGGCGGTGCAGATATCTACCATCGATTCGGCAACCCAGGTAACGCTGGCGACAGCATCAAGCTGGGATAACGACACGGTAATCACAAAGGCTAACGCGGCCGAAGCGATGGGGCTTGCCGGTATCATAGACGACGGGGACAACGTCGCCACGATACAGGCAATAACCAGGTCTGCTGCTCCGTGGGCCTGCGCCTACACCGAGGACACCAGCGCAACGCTGACCGAAGCGTATATGATCAATCTATATCTCAAGACGCTGAAGTTCGGCGGAGCAAAGGTAGTCCTGGCCGGAGAAACGCTGTTCAGCAAATACGGCCAGCTGTTGACTTCGATGAAGAAAACGGCTGACTTGAAAGAAGTGTTGAGCGGCGGATGGAAAGGTTTGGAGTTTATGAACGGTATACCCGTAATCTGCGATTTTGACACATGGAGCGGATATATGCAGTTCGTGGACTTCGAAGCCTTGACAATAGCCGAGATGAGCAAGCCTTTTGCCTGGCTTGAGGCTGACGCTCACGGAGGCATTCTTAAGAGGTCCGCAAGCAATAGGACCATCTGGGAAGGCACCTTGAAGTATTACTTCAACCTGGTGGCGAAGAAATTCAAGTCGTCCGGCAGGTTGAGCGGCAAAGGGGCGTAGTCAGTAGCGTAATGTAACGCGCGGGGAGGGCCGCGAGAGCGGCTCTTCCCCGTGTTTCTAACAGGGGGATGGATGGCTTCGGTAGAGATCACCAAAACACCTTTTGAACGAGCTGAACCGGTGGGGAAACGGATCCTGGCCGAAGCCAGGGCCGACAGGGAAAAACGCAGGGAAGCGAGCAACAAAGAGATTTACCAGGCTTCGAAAGAGGCCGGGACATACCTGCACCACAAGAGCCGCGGGAGGGTATCCTTGGGCGGCGGTGCGTCTTATTGCTGCTTCGAATGTACCGAAAGATTAACCGAAGGCTGCCGGTTTTGCGTCAACGGCAGCCATTTTTCAAAGAAGGAGGAGGTCGCAAAATGCTGAGAAACGAATCCAAAGAAGCCATACCGCTGCGCTGGAACGGTAAGACCGTTGTGATCAAACCCGGAGATTCCCTGTCTGTCGAGAAGGAATTCGGCGCTGATTCAAGGCAGGTTGTTTTCCTGGAAGACAGGTTTATGGGAAAGAACCCGGGAGCAATCGTGAAATATGAGACAGGAACAGGAGCCGCGAAACCGGCGGAGAAGCCGGAGGCTGACAAAGGAGAAGCCGGAGGCGAAACCGATAAAGATGCTGGGAAGAGCGAAGGATCGGCAAAGGGTAAGGACGGCAAGAACAAGGGTAAATAATGCTTATATCCGAGATCATATCCGAGGTTATTGATGAGGTAGGTGGCGATTCTTCCGACACCGGCCTGGCGACGAAGTTGCTCACTTGCGCGAAGGGGGCGCTTCGCCGCTTCCCCCTTTACTGCCGGGATAGGTTGTTGTATGCCACGTCATACGCCACGCTTTCGGCAGGAGAGAACACCCTGAGCGTTCCGACGTATTTCCTTGCCGGTAAAGGGGCGAAGTGCGTCTGGTATGAAGAATCAGGACGCAGGAACATAATACACAAACTCACCGATGAAAAGTTCCCGGAATATTACAATTCCGAGGCCACCGGCGTCCCGCAGTATTACCATATTGAGGTTAATACGATTGAGTTTGACGTCAAGAGTGATGTTGATCGTACCATATACGTCCAGCACCTTTGCGAGGTCGACGACGTAACAGCTGCATCCGACTTTTTCGGATCAAGCGATATGATCGAGATCCTCAAGGACGGCATAAAGGCAACATATTATACCGACTATACCGAGGATACCACCGGGCGAGGTGATAAGAAGGCCTCTATGTTCAAGGATGGTCTCGATAAACTTAATTCCCGGGCTATGATCGAATCGTTAGGCACTCACGCGGGAGATTAAAAGATGGGACAGCATCATGACTTATCCGGCGCAGATCTTCCCCAGCCTTTTCGTGTTGGTACGCATGCTAATCGTCCGGCTTCACCATCTCAAGGAGATTGGTATTATGAAAGTGATACTAAACATCTCTTCCGATGTGATGTTGATGGAGCTTGGGCAGATGCTACGTCTCCAAGCGCGGATAATACCGACGACCTGGGAGCATCGGATAAAGCTTGGAAAGAC